CACCAACTTTACGATTATCGAGAGAGAGATCTTTTGCAGCCTGCGCAATCACTGCGTTTGGGCGCGCACCAGTCGCGTCGATGATCCCACGCTGTTCACCGTGCCGCCGGAGCTGGTTGACGTGAACGCACATCATGAGTATCGCAAGCAGATGCTACGGCGGCAGGCCAAGGGTATGCCGCAGGACCAATGGCGCATGCTGTTGCCTATTGTGGCCCACACGGCATGGACGCAGCGCATCCATGTGCGTGATCTAGCGAAGCTGATTTTATACTTTAAGTATTTATCACAGAAATGCTTCATCAATAATCTGGAAATGTGCGGACGCTTCAATGCCGTGAGCCTGTGCCTCACTGATGTATTACAAAAGATGCTGGAAGCTGACTGCACCAAGGCGCTGCTGGACAGTGTCAAGCTGGCAAAGTTTCTAAATGAAAAAGCCATTGAGCTCATACCCAGCTTTCGGCGCGATGAATTTTTCATGACAGTGCATTGCATCGTACCAATTGCGCTCCGTGCTCAAATTGTTCGTCACCGTGAATTGCAGTTCGTGGACAACTTCCTGCAAATACTGGTGCGTCCGGACGTTGCCATTTTGAACCTGTCTCATCCAGTGCAGATGATCATCACTGCGCGCCGCGACATATGGCGCTCAGTCATGGCCAAACGTACATGCTGGCTGGCACAGACGGACCTGTGGGAGTCGTTGACGCGCTACTTTGACGCTGACACGCTGCCCTGTGCTGACGGCAATTGTCCGTACAAGGTTGACGTTGAAGCAAGGCTGAACAACAAGGATCCGGGCATACCGTGCCCGCGCTATTGCAATCTATACGAGGTAGACAAAACTCCATGGCTGGCCCGCATGCGTGACGCAGCCCGCCACCGTGGCGGTGAGCTATGGAAAAAGGAGCTGACATGAAATGTGAAAAGCATCCACATGCACAGCGTAAATTTGGACGCTGCGTGGAGTGCAAAAAAATTAGAAGGAAAACATACAGAGAAAAAGAGAATTCATGGCACCGTGCCTACATGCGTTCTCTTCGTGCTGAGATAAAGAAAAATGGCAGTAGTTATCATGCTGAACGCTGCGCTAGAAATTTGAATTATAAATTCAGGATGCGTTTTCGTAATCGCCTTCGCGCAGAAATCAAAATGGCACTTGGTACAAAAACGGGAAAATCCATTGACCTACTTGGTTGCCCATTGAACCATGCTATCAAGTATATAGAGGCACAGTTCAAACCGGGTATGACGTGGGATAATTGGAATAGTGATGGCTGGCATCTAGATCATATCCGCCCATGTGCCTCGTTTGATTTGAGCAATCCGATACAACGTGCAATCTGTTTTCACTACACAAATCTTCAACCGCTATGGGCTCAAGAGAATTTACGCAAGAGCAACAAGGAGGCAGCATGACTAAAAAAATGATCTATATTGCGTCCCCGTTCTTCACGCCGACGCAATTGATTGCCGTGGAAATGGTGGAAAATATAATTAGAAAATATAACATGGCATTCTACAGTCCGCGTCTTGACGGCGTTCTGCAAAACATGACACCGGAGCAGCGCGTCGCCAATGCACCTAAAACCTTCAAGCGCAATTGCGTACAGATTGCGAATGCTTCTTGTATCCTTGCCATTCTTGATGAAAAAGATAGTGGCACTACCTTTGAACTAGGCTTTGCCTATGCCTGTCGTCGCTACACATTAGTCAATAATCGCTTCCGCATTTTCGGCTACCGCAACAATCCCGCACCGACCATGAACATTATGCTGCGCCAGTGCCTAGATGCCTTTGTGGAAAGTCCGGACCAGCTTGACTTACTGCTGAAAGCCTATGCTGCAGGCCAACCAATTGCACAGCCAGCGCCCAGCGCCAATGTTATCTAATGCTGGGTTGCCTAGAAAAACAAAATGTGCATTAGATGGGGGGTTCGCCATAACCATAAAGGAGTGCATGGCATGTTAGTCCCCGAGAAACGCGCTCAGCGCATCCGCGATGAGCTGGGTTTGAAGTCCACCGTCCCTGTCAAATTCGGCACCGCCAACAAATCGTTTGTGATCGTCCCAAAAGACAGACGCAAGGCAAAACGCGCAGACATAAAGGGCTGCATCATCCAGCGCTGCATCAAGCGGCATGGCTACCCGGCACTGGTCAGCCTGCGCAACAGCGTCGTTGTGGAAAAAGACAACAAAGGCAGAACAGTCGCCAACGTGTACGCGAACAATGTGTACGCCTATACGACGGCGCAGAAATTTGACCGCACCGGCAAAGGTGAAGACATTGAAGTCAAGCTGCGGCCAATCCCGCATAGCTGGACGCCGAAGGAACGGCAAAAGATGGCACAGCGCCGCCGCAGGCGTTTAAGTGCCGCAGGCTTCAAGCCGCGCAAGTACAAGCCGCGCAAGATTGAAAATCACTTCGGTCCCAAGCGCGCGACGTTCTAATCTCAAAAACAGCGCGCGCAAATGCGCGCTGAGGACTTTCAATGATGACTATGTCCACCATCGTTGTCACTGGCGGCAGCTCCGGGCTTGGCAAAGCCATTGTCACGGCGCTGCTAGCTTGTGACTGGCCGGTGGCGGACTGGTCACTGGAAACCGGCGTGGATGTAACGGACCGCGTTCAGGTCATAGAAGCAGCCGGAAAACTGCTTGCCGTGGTCATACTGATCAACTGCGCTGGCGTCAACCACCTTGACCACATTGAAAACCTGACCAAGCCTGATTCGGACCGCGTCATGGGCGTCAATGCTTGGGCGATCCTCAACTGCACACAAGCGCTGTTGCCGCACTTGCAGGCTGGCGGGACGGTATTGAATATTTTGTCAAGCGCAGCACAGCAGCCGATGACCCTGTCACTGCTCTACAATGCATCCAAGGCAGCCGCAGCCATGATGACGCGGCAGATGGCCCGCGAGCTGGGCAACTCCCACCACATCACCGTATTCGGCATCAGCCCCGGCTGGCTGGACGGCACCGGCATGACCAAGCTTGTGGACAAGCGCTTGAAGGAAATGCGAGACCTGAACCCGCCCGAGCACCGCATTGACCCAACTAGGATAGCGGATATGATAGCGTGGCTGCTGGGCAGGAAAGAACGTCACGAATATTTGCACGGCAGCATCTTGGAGTACGGTGTATGACAAACCAGAAGATAGGCAGGCTGGCGATGCGCGATGAAGGCGACTATTGGAACGCCTACTACGCCATGCCGGACACAATGGAAGGTGCCATCCTGCTGGGCAGCATCGCCATGCGCTTCATTGATGACAATGAATTGCGCAAAAGCCTTTTTATGGAATTGATGAAGCAGGCTGTTGGAGATATCATTGAGCAGACAACTGGCGGCACCGTCACTTGGCCTAATGATCCGCAAACCGCACCGCACCATGAGCGCGCCGTGAAAGAAGGGAGGCATCGCAAATGAACTTGGATGACTACCAGAAGAAAGCCATCGCCACCGCCATTTACCCAAAGGACAAGCGCCTGATGGGCTTGATGTATTGCAGCTTAAAGCTGAACGGCGAGGCTGGCGAGGTAGCGGAAAAAGTCGGCAAGCTGATGCGTGATGACAACTTCAAGCTGTCACAAGAAAAGCGCGAAGCCATCCTTTATGAATTGGGAGACGTCCTTTGGTACTTGGCAAACTTGGCAAACGAGCTAGAGATCTCGCTCAGTACAGTCGCCGTCATGAATTTGGAGAAACTGAAAAAACGCAAATCGAAGGACACCCTCAAAGGCAGCGGAGACAAGCGATGAAGCTGGACCAACTAGCCTTCTACTGTGTCGGCAATGATGCAGCGTTGCACGTCAAGAAAACTCTAGGCTTGCAGGACGCCCAATGGTCCCACGACACGGTCACCAGTGAAGTCACAGTCTGGCGCGAGCGCATGGAGCCATGGCAGGGCGTCAACGTGGCAGAGCTGCAATTCTGTGAGGATTGGGGCATGCAACTGGAGATCATCCGCTACGTGGATGGCCTGCACTGGTGCATGTTCAACCCCGCCTTTGATGTGGAGGATATTTTCATCGCGCATGCCGGTGTCCACATCAACAACAATGACTGGCCTGCGCATCTGGCTGACGAAAAGCTGGTGCAGCAGGCGTTCACCAAGCATCACACAGCTTTCACAGACAGGACTTATCAGTACAGGATATACGAGATGGCTCCGGGCACATACATCAAGTATATTCAGAGGATCCCGAAATGACTGCCGCTGACGTACTGCGCAAGGCGCTGGAAACCTACGAGCAACGCAATCTTGTGTACAATGACAATTACGTGCGTCTCGGTCTTGTCATGCAGGCATTATTTCCTGATGGCTTGACCATCAAGTATGCCAAGGATTGGGAGCGGCTCTACGCACTTCTGATGATACAGGTGAAGCAAACGCGCTACGTTGAACAATGGCAGAACGGCGGTCATCCGGACAGCTCCATTGACACCGCCGTCTATGCCGCGTTACAAAAGGAAATTGATGATGATGGCTCTCCTACTGGACTGTGAAACGACCGGCTTGATAGACAATCTGGTCAAGCGGAAAGAGCGCCAGCCGGAAATCATAGAGGTTTATCTATGCCTTGCCAACATAGAGAGCGGCGTCATCAGCGATGATTTCGGCAGCCTGATCAAACCACCCAAAGGCATCCCGAATTACATCACGGACATCACCGGCATTTCAAATGACATGGTCAAGGATGCACCACCGTTCGGCCTTGTGGCACCGCGCATCCGCATGATGATTGAAAATGCACCGCTGTGCGTTGGTCACAACATGACGTATGACCGTGATATACTGGACATTGAATTCAGCCGCATGAATATACAATTGAACTGGCCCAAGCTTTTG